AACATTAAGGTTGAGATAGATTTTAATAAGCTGGGAGAGTCTATTGCCTCCTCTCTCGTTCGTGCGGGTATTGTTTCGGGAGGGACTGCGTCTATACACCTGCATATAGATGGTAGAGAGATTGCGAGTGTTACTGCTGAGCAGATAAGAAGAGGTCATCTCGAATTAGTTAAACAAGTAAGAAGAATAACACATTAGGAGGTGTTTGGAATGGAAGAAAAGTCCAAGCAAGGCATGGCCATAGGAGCGAACGTTATTTCAAGAAGAGGAGTCTTGTTTAGGCCTCTTTGGAGTACACACTACAGGGTAGAATGTTATGATAAGAATGGCAACCTTAAATGGGTGGATGAGTTTGACAATCTTGTTGTAGACGAGGGGCTAAATGACAATCTGGATAAATACTTCAAAGGAAGCAACTATACAGCTGCTTTTTATGTCGGCCTTACAGACGGTTCTCCCACGCCCTCTGCAGACGATACTATGTCTTCTCACACAGGTTGGAATGAAGTTACTGCTTATAGCGAAAGTTCTAGGCCTCAGCTTGTCCTTGGCACCGTGTCAAATAAATCCGTGGATAATTCTGCGAATAAAGCTCAATTTACAATAAATGCAAACAACACAACAATAGGTGGTGCCTTTGTGACGACTGATAGTACAAAGGGAGGCACTTCTGGTATATTGTATGGAGTAGGCGCATTTTCTGCGGGTGACAAGACTTTGGACAACGGTGATATTCTCCAAGTTACAATCACCTTAACTGCAAGTGCAGCATAACAGGCTGTAACAACAAAGAATGAACAAAAAGTTTGAGTTAAAACATAAGCGTACGCTAAACTCTAAGGTATTCTACAATGGAGATGGAACCTATACTCTTCGTGCACATGTAAGCCATATCCATTACAAAGATAAGCATACGAAAGAGTTTGAAGACATAGACCTAACCCTGATTCCTACTGGAAATGGTTGGGAGATGCGAAAATCCAACTATGAGGCTGAAATTCCTAAATATGCTGATGGTGAATTTAAATTTATCCATTCTTGTTTGATTGATGTTAACACAGAGCAAGGTGTGGAGATACCAGAAGAGTCTGTTTCTTTTATTCCTTTAAATGTTCATCATGTTGTGGGGCAGGTAGACGACAGCAAGAGAAGGATTGTTTACCCAAATGCATTTGGAGAAGGAATTAATTTAGAAATTGAGGTAAGTCGAACTAGCTTTAGAAAATATGTAGTTATTAAGCAGCAACCCAAAAAGTTAACAAAAGATTTAGAATTCTCTTTTGCGATATCGATTCCAGTAAATGGTAAAGTGAAGTGGAGAGATGGATTAACAAATGAATTCAAAGAGTGGAAGGGAGAAAATTTAGAAATCCTGGGGAATACCCTCTTTATTTTGGGAGTAAATCGTGAGACCTGGCTTCGCCCTTTAAGAGTTTGGGATTCTGCTGGTAATGAGACTTATGTTAAGGTAAAACTGAGAATGGTAGATGGCACACCAGTTCTTACTAAAATCTTACCCAAAGATTTTTTGCTTAAAGCTACTTATCCAGTTTATACGGATACTACTGCAAGCTATTATTCAGGAAACGGGGATGGTTGGGTTCGGTATTACGGTTGCAGTAATTGGGATACTTGTCATGATGCTACAGAAGGTACTCAGAATAACTACACTGATACAAGAATATATGTTAAAGCTGAGCAGCTGAGCGAAGGGGGCAATTATGACCTTATTAGAGCTTTTTTGCCTTTTGATACCTCAGGATTGCCTGATGATGCCGATATAGCCGCAGCTACACTTCATTTTCATATATATCAAATTCTTACAAATGATGGAACGAACTATCTTGCACTAGTTCAGACCACTCAATCATCTACTTCAGAATTGACAAATGGTGATTTCGATCAGTGTGGTGCAGTTAACAATCCAACTGAGGGTGCTAGCAGATTAGAAGTCACTTCTACAGGTTGGCATGAATGGGAGTTAAATTCCACAGGTTTAGGTTGGATAAGCAAGACAGGTTGGACAAAGCTAGGTATTAGGTCTGGAAATTTAGACTGTGATGATGTTGTCCCGACTTACGGTTCTCAAGGGCTCAATTTAAATTTTTATTCTAGCGAGAGTGATTATGATCCATATCTTGAAGTCACATATCAATTCTTAGGTGCGGTTACTTTAGAGATTTCACAGAGTCAAACACAGAATAGAGCACAATTGTTTTCTGATTCTGTTTCCTTAGCTCATTCTTTGTCTCAAACACAAGATAGGATGATGATAGCTTCAGCAGGCCTTCAACTGTCTCATTCTTTATCACAATCTGGAGTTAGTTCTGCCCAAGCGCAATCCCAGACTAATCTTTCGCATTTTTTAGGTCAAGAACAGAATGGTGGATTGTTAGTTTCTCAATCCCTCTCCCTTGCCCACGCTTTATCCCAGACACAGACGGGTGCAAAGGCCGTTCCAGTAAGTCTTCAACTATCTCACTATCTGTCTCAATCACAATCTGCTTTATCTGCAGTTTTAATGGGATATATGGCAAGTGCTTTATCTCAAAAGACGCCAGATTATGATGCGTTTTTACCTAACTTGCCTATTGCTTCTTTTAGTGAAAGCATTAGTATAACAACTAACATTCTTGAAGTTGACAGTGGAGATGAGGAAAGGGTGCAGATTGCACAGCCAGACTTTAGGGTAACATTGAATCTCCCTAAATTAAAAAAGAGCCAGCTTGAGGAGCTGATTGAATTTTATACAAACGAAACCAAAGCCAATGGCAAAATGCGATCTTTTAAATGGACACATCCAGTAGATGGACACACTTATGTAGTAAGATTTGATACAGATCTGATAGATGTGATTAGACATGGGTTATTTACAGATGAGTTGAGCATTACTCTAAGAGTTTTAGGATACTCAAGTTTAGGTTGGTCTTAGGAGTTATTATGACTCCAGATTACAATGCTTTTTTCCCAGTTGAGCCTCAAGAAGCAATAGAAGAAATAGAAGAGCCTTGGCAAAAGATACTAGAAGGCTCTGGGTATGAGGAGAAAAGGATTGAGCTTGGGGACATGAAATCTTATGTGCAGTTGAAATGGCCCTTGCTAACAAAAAGCCAAGCAAGACAGTTGTTTAAGTTCTTTCTTGAAGTAAAGAAAAATAAAACGTTTAAATGGACAAATCCAAGAAACAGCATTACTTATGTTGTAAGATTTGACAGTGATTTGAAGCGAACTACACAGACAACTGAGGCTTTTTCAATTGAACCAATTAGACTCAAAATCTTAGGCACAGTAACTTAGGGAGCATGCCATGCTTAGTCTAACAACTTCACAATTGGAGCTACTGCAAAATACTTATAAGTCTATAATCTGGCTTTTTGATATTACAGATAAAAACAGCAATACTTATCATTGGTCAACAAGAGATTATACTTATAATTCAGTTGATTACTCATTCAATATAGTAGATTTCTCTGGCATCACCTTAAACAGGAGTCGCTCAGAGGAGAATATCATTGCACCTAATGAAGTAAGAATTGAAATAGGCAATGTTAACAATGCTTACTCAGCTGATGATTTTACAAATGGAGAGGTTTTGGTTTCATTGTTAGTAGACGATACCTTGGTTGCTAAATGGAAGTTTAATATTGTGAAGGCTTATGGTAAGTATCAAACCATTACTCTGGAATGTGAAGATTTCTTGCAGAAATATCTGGAAGGGGCTTATCCAAATACCAAACTTGTGAAGGCTCTCTTTCCTGACGTATATTATGAAGATGAAGACCTTTGTGTGCCTGTATGTTTTGGTACTGCATATATACCTCTCAGGCCTGTGGAAATAGATGGAGATAGGTACTATTTACTTGGGCCAACAGATAGAACTTATACAATTGAGGAAGTACACACACCTTCAGAGTGGGGTATAAGACAGTCTTGGTCTTCTTCTAGTTATTCTTTCAATCAATATACAAAGACAGATCAATTTGGTAATTCTTGGAGAGTATTTCAACCTATTATTGCTGATTCTGATTTAGATGGAACAGCAGATGCATGTGGTGTGTGGATTAGTGGTCAAAAGATATTGGATATGCCTACCAAATTCAGTTACAATTCAACTACCAATCCAGCGGATGTTATAAAGGAAATACTTAAGGATTTTGGTGTACCTGAGGATGAAATAGACAGCGATTCCTTCAGCACCGCTGCAACAACATTTAACGATTGGGGCTTAACTTTTAATGGTGGATTTTGGAAGAAATCGGACAGACGATCTATTCTCGCAATGCTGCTCAATTCATGTCATGCAAGGATTTTAGTAAGAGATAAATTGTATCTGTCTGTTTTATCTAAAACAAGCCAAAAGACCGTAACTTCATCCTTAGTAGCAAAAGAAAGTTTCGATTATTCCAAATTATCTGAAGAGCTATCTGACAGCGGTTATGTAGCATGGCAAAAAGAAGGAGAACCTCAAGACAATATGCTGAAAGCACTTGTTCCAGGCAAAGGAACGACTACTGACTACATTAGCGATGAAGTTGTATATATTCCTTGGGTACAAAATGCGGTTCATGTACAAAAGCTAGCTTGCCTTGTATTTCAAAGAAAGTTTTTCAAAATTGCGGAGATATCTTTTGAAGGCAGAAGTGAGCTTCTAGCACTAGAGCCAGGAGATATTATTACAATAAGTGGGAATAATTATGGCGGTGAATACAAGGTAATCGTAGACAGTGTTGAGGTGAAAAATGATCTAACTGTAAGAATTACTGCCACAAGGCATTCTATCGAATTTGATGATTGGGATGATCTAACTCAGTTCAGTGATATAACGATATATACAACTGTTCCTTCTGCTTGGGAAAATTTGCCTTCAGGATATGGATATGGGATTAGATGGGACAGAAATCAAGCTACATTGCTTGTAGAGGGTACAATTAGAGTCACTGGTGGTTTTATTGCTGATGCAGGTGGCTTCATTCGGTCAGGTCAAACTGCTTTTGATACAGGTACAGGATTCTTTTTAGGTGCAAAAAGCGATGGAACACCTGTATTTTCTGTGGGCAGTTCTTCTGGAAAAAAGATTACATGGAATGGAACAACACTGACGATCAAAGGAGATTTGAAGTTTGATGATTATAATTATTGGGAAGTTGGCGGTGATTTTAGAGTTGGTTCTTCTAGCCATTATCTCTATTGGGATGGCTCAACCTTTACTATTCAAGGCAAGTTAGTTGCACAAAGTGGTTCTTCCATAAATGGTGCATATATCACCGATGCTACCATTACTGCAAGCAAACTTGATGTAGATTACTTATCGTCTATCAGTGCGGACTTAGGGACAATTACAGCGGCAAAGATTACAGTGGATACCTCTGGTTATATAAGAGGAGGCAAGACTGGATATGGTTCAGGTACAGGTTGGTGGTTGGGTTATAGTGGTGGTTATAAGTTTGATCTTGGGAGTAGTAGTGCATATCTAAGATGGGATGGAAGCAAACTTTGTGCGGGGAGAGGGATATTTTGGGACTTCCAATGACTATGTGGAAATAGGGAATGCCAATTATCTCTGTCGGGTTCGATATTTTGCAGACAATGTTTTACAAGGAGAAGTTTATTCTTCGGCTTCTAATATAGGTGACTTGTATATTAGAGCCTGCCGATCTTTATCGCTTACCTGCGGAACTGATAACAGCAGTGGTCAGATTAATCTTTATACTGCGGGTGGCACTCGGTTTCGTGCAACGTATGATCACGTTGAGTTTTTTTCAGCGGTAGCGCCTCATACTGACGAGGCTCATGACTTGGGCACCAATCTATATGCGTGGAAAAATATCTATTATTGCGTCCTAAATGATGTTTGTTCTTTGGGCTTAGTAGAAGAAGTAGCCGATCCACTTGCCTTAATTAAGGGCATAAGGGTTAGCAAAGATAAATATACACCAAAAGAAATACCGAAAGCAGATTATAAAACCTTGCCTAATTTCATTAAAACGATAAAATATAGTGAGCTAAGAAGAGATGAGGAAGATTTTCAAGAGCATTTGC